AGCCTTTGCTAGACGCAAGCGGTTTAAGAATCCGCGTCAGGATTCCTGGTGGGTCGATCAGGCCAATCTGAATCCGATTGAAACATTGGTCAGGAGCGAATATGCCACTGCTGCGATTTGATTGCTCGATATGCAAGAAGCTCTATGGTGATGGGCGTAAAGAGCACCTAATCACTAAGGGAGCAGAGCTGACGATGCACGAATGGTTCGCTCAATGTTCAGGTTGCGGAGCATTCTCGGTCAAGCTAGTCGATGATTCGCTGGTGGCTGGCCTTGAATAGTTATCCACAGACTTATCCACAGGCACATGTGGACGATGCGACACTCCGGACTCAATCCTTGACAGAATGTCAGGATTCATCGCTATACTTGAAAGATAATATCTTGAAAATAAAGATAAATAAAAAGATAATAAAAATAAAGATAAAAAATAATAAAAACTTATTAGCTATTCCTATGTCAATTCTGATCTTGACAGTATCCACAACAGTAGAGGCTAAAGCAGCTACACAGAGCGATTCATTTAAGCTTTATGCACATTCAAGGATTGTTAATGATAAGCAGTATCAATGCTTCTATAAGCTGATAAACAAAGAGAATCGACAGTGGAATCCTAAAGCTCGTAATGGATCGCACTACGGTATCGGCCAGATGCGTAATGAAACTTATAAGAATCTAGATGGCTATCGTCAGATTGACTGGACTATCCGATACATCAAGGGACGATACGGATCTATGTGCAATTCGTGGAGATTCTTCCAAGCTAATGGCTATCACTGATGGCAGCTAAGTCAGCAAGAGCTAACGGAGGCACTAGAGCCTGGTCAAAGATACGTGAGCGGATACTGATTCGTGATGCCAGGTTGTGTCAGTACTGCGGGAATGATGCAACAACCGTTGATCACGTGATACCGATAAGCAAGGGCGGAACCGATGAGCCTGATAACCTCTTAGCAGCGTGTACTCGATGCAATTATTCGAAAGGAAACCGAACAGGCGTGTTTTTTGGTGTAGCAAGGACACCTCTGACTCTTCCTTTTCCGTTTTCACCGACACAAGAGAGCACTAGCCATGACTAAGGCTGGACAGGGTCAAACAAAGGCGCTCAAGGTCGTCTCAGAGGCGAACAGGGAGGAACAGGGAATCTCTCCTACACCAGAGCGTCTAATCGGCTCAGGAACGCCTAGAATCCACTCTAGGCTTAACGATTTACCGTCAAAAGGCTTTGAGATTATAGATTTCGCGACTTCTTTAGGCGTAGAGCTGATGCCGTGGCAGAAGTTCGTCTTTGAGCACGCGCTTAAAGTTAAGCCGGACGGGAGGTGGCATGCCCCACTGGTCGTCACGGTGGCAGCTCGTCAGAATGGAAAATCTACGATTATGGAGATGTCAATCTTGGCTCGACTTTTTCTATGGCAAGAATCGCTCCAGCTTGGATCAGCGCACGTTTTGACTACATCGCTGGAGACTTTTCGGCACGTTGTTAGCATTATTGAGAGCAACGAATCACTGGCTAAGCAAGTCAAGAAGATTCGCTGGGCTCATGGGTCGGAAGAAATAGAGCTCAATTCTGGAGCGCGTTACGTGGTCAAGGCGGCGAACGCGGCAGCTCGTGGATTCGCTAAGCCGGAAACCGTGTACATGGACGAAACGCGTCAGCTCAAAGACACCGAAGCCTGGTCAGCTATGAGATATACGATGATGGCCGCTAAAAATCCGCAGCTCTGGACGTTTTCAAACGCCGGAGATCAACATTCCTTGATTCTCAATCAGCTACGCGAGCGCGGTATGGCATCGGCTGCTGGTGGAAACGATGACATCGCCTATTTCGAATGGTCGGCATTCTCGGACAAGATTGAAGATGAAAAGAATTGGGTCGCCAGCAATCCGGCGCTTGGTCACACAATCCACGAAGATAATATCCGCGCCGTTCTCAATGATCCGCCAGATGTTGTCCAGACCGAGGTGCTCTGCCGATGGGTCAATACAATCTCAGGCGCGATTCCTGTGAAGGAATGGGAAGAGTGTGGATCTGATGAGATTCATCTCGACGTTGAGAAAATGACGTGGTTCGGCCTTGATTTAAGTCCGGATCGTAGAGACGGGGCACTTGTGGCCGCCCAGAAAAATGCGGACGATACTTTCAACATCAAGCTTCTGCATACTTGGCACAATCCGATTTCCTTAGACGATAAAGCTATTGCCAATGACATCGCTCCCTATGCAAGAAGATATCCGCTTGAATATGTGGCTTTTAGCAAGAGAACAAGCTCTGCCGTAGCTGCGCGACTTGCGCCAGCCGGCATTCCTGTAATTGACATCGATGGCGCACTTTACGGCCAGAGCTGCGATGAATTGCTCGGTGCAATTACCTCAAAGAGATTGATCCACGGAAAACAGGCAGAATTATCCAAGCAGATACTATCGGCTGTTCGATTACCAATGGGCGATGGCGGCTGGATCATAGGAAGAAGAGCGTCAAGTGTCGCGGTCTGCGCAGCCGTGGCCAGTGCGCTCGCCACACACTTTGCGACACGCCCAGAGATGGAGATGGACATCATGGTCGGTTAGATGTATAGCGAGCCTTTAGACTTATGCACATGGGTCTATTCTCGCGCACAGTAACGACCGCAGCTCCGGCTGCCACTTCTGACATTGAGGCATCTTTAGCGCCAGTAAATGTCACTAGCTCTCTTTACAATATCTACGGCGTTGCCGGAATCACTGCGTCTCGCGTTGAATTTATGTCAGTGCCAACGTGTGCCAGAGCCCGAAACATTATTTCGTCAAGCGTTGCATCGATTCCGCTTAAGGTTCGCACTCGCGCAGATGGCGCTCGCGTTGAATCTCCTCCAAAGGTAATTAACCAGCCAGATCCACGCGTTCCCGGCTTTGCGACTTATGCCTGGCTTGCAGAAGATTTATTGCTATACGGATACGGCTACATGCGCATTCTTGAGATTTATGCAGACACATATCGCATTCGCAGTGCAGAACGCATTGATCCTACTCGCGTCACAATTAAAACTAATGCGCAAGGAACAGAAATCGATTATTACTGCGTTGATTCGATTCCTGTACCTTACGAAGGTGTCGGAAGTCTTGCAGTCTTTTACGGCGTAGATGAGGGCATTCTTAATCGTGCCGGTCGCACAATTAAAGCTGGTGCAGAGTTAGAACGCGCTGCAACTATGTACGCACGCGAGCCAGTGCCAACTATGGTCTTGAAATCTAATGGCACTGCTCTTCCAGCAGATCGCATCGCAAAGCTTCTCGAATCTTGGGGGCAGTCACGTCGCAATCGCTCAACTGCATTCTTGAATGCTGACGTCGAATTGCAGACTTTAGGATTCGACCCAGAGAAATTGCAGCTAAATCAAGCCCGTTCGTACGTTTCAACCGAGCTCGCAAGAGTCACGGGCATTCCGGCTTACTACGTCGATGCAGAATCCGGATCTAGTATGACGTACACAAACGCCACACTTGCGCGTCAATCTTTGCTGGACTTCTCTTTGCGTCCGATTATGTGTGCCATTGAAGAGCGTCTTTCAATGACTGGAATGGCTAATGATTTCGTTCCAGCATCACAGGAAGTCAAGTTTGATTTAGACGATTACTTGCGCGGATCAGCAAAAGAGCGCGCAGACGTTTACAAGATTCTCTACGACATCGGAGCTCTCACTTCCGATGAAATCCGACTAGAAGAGGAAATGATCCGATGAAAGAAATGAAGCCAACTCCGATGAATCTAGATTTCTCAATCAAAGTCACGGCTACGGATTTTCCAAAGCGTGAAATCTCTGGACGCATCGTCACCTGGAATGAAGAGGGCTCTACATCAGCCGGCTCAACTATGTTTAAGCCTGGATCAATTACTTTTAGCGATACTACAAAATTATTACTTGAGCATCGCCGTGAATCTCCAATCGGATTCTTGAAGAGCTACGACGAAGATGAAGAAGGCATTTACGCCACATTTTCTATCGGCAAAACAACGGCCGGATCTGATGCTTTAGAAGAAGCATTCACTGGATTGCGTGATGGATTTAGTGTCGGCGTTCTAGCTGAAAAGTATAAGAACGTCGAT